ATTGGCTTCTTTGATAGCCTCGATGAGATTTACAGATACGTTCTTGTTCTCATCACCGCCACCGACTGATAAGATGAAGATGGCGTCGTTGTGTCTAAACTTACTTATGTTTAGATATTCAGAGAAGACTGTGTCAAAGCCTTCATCATTTGTGCGAGCCGTGAGTTCGCTAACGTTATCTGTGGGAGCATAAGCCTCGATGCCACAGAGCTTACGTAGATCGTTGACGAGATGGGAAGCATTGCCAGCTGAACCGCCGACGCCCAGAACAAAAACTCTGCCGTCCGTAACGTCTCTGACTTTAACGAGTTCATTGACTAGTTCCTCTATCTTGTTCTTATCCATAGCATTGGCAATATCAATTACTTCGTTGAAGTACTCATTAGCAAAACTCATTTCAAACGTCCTCTCAGTTCACTTGTGCTATAGTCATGTAGTCGGTCAGTATATACTATATTTATGCCGCGGCGCTCACAGATGCTTTGGCCGGTAATCTTATCAAGCTGGTGATCCATCCCAACAAACCGCTTGTTGATCTTTAGAGTCGCCATCATATTTACTAGATCACGCTCGGTGTCGTAGGGAATAATCTCATCTACAAATTTACATGTATTGAGCTGCATCCATCTCTCAAACATAGTCTGAATAGGCTTATTCTTCGTGGGTCTATCGATAGTTGGATCACTGTGTAGTCCAACTACTAGATAATCACATTGCTTCTTACAGGTAGCAAGCATTGCGAGATGACCTGAATGTAGTAGATCAAATGCTCCGCAAGTAAAACCAATTATCATCATTTAATCCTAAACGTTCTAGCCTCAGTGTGTCTACTTCCAAGATTTTCTATCTCAAAGCCCGTCTCATTGAGAAACTCAAGAAATGCTTTAAACTCATACTCTTCGTATCTTTCATATGTACAGATCTCATCAAATGTAATGATGGTACCCGACTTGATACGATCTTTAAGCTTACTTAATATACATTTAGTCGCAGAGTATATATCTACATCGATGTGAATAAATGATACGTCTTCGGGATGATCATTCATGAATCCATCGATGGTGTCTTGGATGGGCCCGATTACAAACTCTACGTTTTCTGGTACTGTTGGGACTTCACATTGAAACGTACCTATCTCATAGGTACGCCAAATTTCTGGTAAACCCTTAAAAGAGTCAAAGCCATATACTTTGTCGCAGTGATGGGAGATCTCATTGATCGTCCCGCCACTAGCCACTCCGAACTCAAAGACCAATCCAGGAATCCTATCTTTAAGCATCTCTTCGAAGCCTATGGGATCCCCTTTACTTGAAATTATAGCTTTGAGTTCATCTGACGTCATTTGATCACCATGTATGTGTTCTTACCATCTGCTGTAGTTTCGTTATGAAGCATGTACGTTGGGTCGCGATCTTTAAACTTCTCTTTGAAGTATTCTTCGTTGTCGATTGTTCCAAAGATCTTTGCCTGATACATTACCAGCCAGCTCTGTGAGTCAATGATGCGATCCATGATAGTCTCACGGAAGTCGATAGGAATCTCACTGAGTGACCAGGTTGCAATGACGAGGTCTGCCTTCTCAAGCTCGGATGGGTCAGTCACAAAGTTAGCATTGACGCCCTGCTTCTCTAGGTAGTAACGCTGGATGTTCTGTACTTCGGGAAAGTCATAGATAGTGTACTTACCCTCGAAGCCCATGTCATGTACCACTGAGCACATGTCACCATAGCCACCACCGATCTCAACGATGCTCTTATACCCCTGCAACATTTCTGGAGTAAATCCACAGATGGCAAGATGAGCGACATCTTGTACACGCTGCATGCTCGTGTCAAAGTCATCGGCTACTTTGAGAAATTGATTCTGAGCTTCCGGAATACCGATCCAGTTCTCACGAAGAGCATATGCAACCTTCTCGTCTTTCATTGCGGCATCAAATGCAGCACCAAGGAAACGAGCTACGCGGCCGGTAGTGATGAGTGGAACGTTGTGTGTAGAAGCCCAGAGTCTGAAGCGAGTAAGAGGCAAGGTGGCCGTGTCGTGTTCGAACACCTTGCGCATCGTTGGCCAGTAGTCTGGTCCATTTACCTGTTTAGCCTTGATCTGCATCTGAGAGAACTCAGACTCATGATTGAAGTCGGACCAAATATAATTCATAATAAAAGTTCTCCGATTATTGTGGGCTAGGAGCCTGACGCTCAAGGAATGCAGTGTTGTATGTCTGTGCCCTGAAGTATTTCTGAATCAATTTGATTACTACTTCGGGATCAAACGTTTTACATGAGAATACATCGAGGTAGATGTGGTCGTGCTCATTAACGAAGTGAGCGCAGATGTTACTGGTCTCGATAAGCTGCACTAGGGTATACCCAGCCTTATTACCACTACCAAAATTTACAATTTGTGGCTCGCCATATGCAACCATGTCGATTTCAACAACAAGTTCTTTAGCAAACTCATAGATGGTTTCATAGCTTGTGATAGCATCGTGATCACACCCGCCAGAATCGAGAATTAGGTGATAACCCCAGTAGTCGCTCATTTCATTTGATCTCCTTAAGATGTTTAATGATGTGTTATTTATTAGAACCCATCGACGATTTCTGCGTATGTAACGCTGTCGACACGGAAAGAACGCCATGCACCTTTTTCGAGATCCCAGCAGGCGATAGTCTCTTGATTCTCTGGACGGCGATGTGCTTCTTCGAGTGCTGCACGATTAGTCATTGGTGGGATCATGTCTGGAAGAAGAGTACAGACCATCTTACGTTCTTCACCGTTTACTTTGGTGAAATGAATCTTACATGTATGAAGCTTCAAGTCTTGAAGCAGAGCATCGCGTGTCACATAGGTTTGCATAATATAGTTCTCCGTTAAAGGGTGATAGCTTCATTTAATAGTATTGCGGATGATTGTGTCTGTGAATTGACTTTCTCGGCTAACTGAGTGTATCCACCGATGTGGAATCCATCAACGACTACTACCGGATAAGTCTTTGCATTGGGATACTTTGAGATGAGGATCTCGCGAGTAAAGTCCCGATCAAGTTTCTGTTCATTGAACGGGATATTCATAGTGTTGAGCAGCTGCTTGGCGCGGTTGCAGTATGGACAATTGTCCTTGGTGTATATTTCTACATGTCCAATCATAACTCTATTATAACCTCTCTTGCCAATATTTGTCAACATCTATTTTTGATTTTGGATCATATCCATTCATTATCATATCAAATTCTACCAACATTTCTAATAACATGTTCACCTCAAGCTAAGTTGCTGGTCCTTTAGACCCTTTTCATATTTATTAAGCTTATCGAGGTAGCCTCTATTGCGAAGCTCCTTGAATATCAGGTTCTCAAATGAGAATTCACCACCCTGAGCAATAGCTCCTGCTCTCATGTCCGACATCTTTCTCTTGAGATCCCTTACGGTCTTCTCATCCATCTTATTCTTAATGATGTTGTCGATGAGTCTCTTGTAGAAAAGAACCTTACGTTTTAAGTTGATGTCGTTCGTAAAATCATAACCACCGTGTTCTGGACGCTGGATCCACTCGTTTCTTTTGAGAGAGTACACTCCTTGACCCTGTTGATAGGGTTGATCTGTTCCCTGAGCGTATGGTTCGAGTGCGTAACCGTAGATGGATACCTTGTGGGTGAGGGTCCATAGGGTCTTCTTAGACTGGAGATATTCATCGACTAATGCTCTATCCGGATTGATCTTGTTTCTGTCAAGCACCAAGTGTACGTCGATGTCTGAGTTTGGAGTATAGTTGAAGTTGCAGTTGCCACCAATCATAATGATGTCCTGCACTATATCCATCGGAATCTTTGTAAACTCTGCCCAGTTCTTGGCAAACTCGATGAGCTTGTCTCTTACTTCGGGCTTAAGCTGCCAGTTATCCCATAGCTTGGGATTGAGCTCGCTATGATACTCAAGTGAGATCTTAGTTTCTCTGAGGTGTTCTTTCTTAATGAGAAGTCTATTTAGTTTCTCCAAACCTTTCTCATCTTTATAAGGAGTAAGATCCAGATCGTGTGGAACTTTCTCAACTTTCTCATGTTCGATATGTTTGATGAATGGCTTGAGATATTCTTGATAAGACGTAAAGTCGATGCCGGCTTTGGTGAGAGCCTGATGCTCAAAGTATGTAGCGATTCTATGTGCCGACTGGTAGTGATAGTTATAAAGATCTATAAGTGCTTTCTCAACGATCTCATGAATCTTGAGAAACCTCATTAAGTCAATGCCCTTATGCTTAGGGTTGAAGTGACGGTCGCAGTAGATCTTCTTGGAATCTCTGCTGTATCCACAGAGGAATGGAATGTCAAAGCTATAGTCCACGGGCGTTGAGTGGACCTTAGCCATTCTCGCCTTAAACTTAGGATTAGCCTGAAGCTCGCGAGCAATATCGGACTCTTTGCCCGTAAGCTTTGGAACTACTTTAAATCTACCGAACTTTGCCATTGAATAACTCGTCTATTTGATCTAACATATTTATAGTAGAATCTCGTTCGCATAGATACTTATATCTTTTTCGATCGGTGGACCACTCGTTGCCATCCCACCACTCAAATCCTGGAAAACTACTCTTATAGATGCTACCTCTCTCACATCCTTGACCGATGTAAAGATGCTTGTAACCCAGACTCTTAGCATACTCAACTTCATAGTTAACGATTACTTTACCGACTGATAACTTGGGATTATGATAGTTCAATGCCGTGAACTCTGACTCAATCCCTCCATCGTATCTCTTAAACTTAGTAAATGCTACGGGATCTCCATCGTCTTTAAGAAGAAGCCACTCGGTTCTTTCTGGTTCAAGAAACAGATTAAATTCTTCGGTGTAGCCTTTATATTCTAAGAACTCTTTATATATCTGAGATATGACATCTAAGTCTTTAGTAAACTCCGATGTAATTGATTCGGAAGTCTTACATGGCCTATAGTCTTCTAGACGTATTCTTACGCTTCTGCAGTTGTACCATCTATCATCCCAGATAAGCCAGCCGTTGTCGAGTGCCTCTGCTTCATTGAGATCTTGAGTATCTAGATCGAGGCGTACGAGTTGGACGTTCCACCTCTCTTGTGAACCAAAGAAGTGGCTGACTCTAGTTTTTAGCAATTTAGTCTCCCTATGGGATGTATTTTATTGAGTAGTCTTCTTCTATATCTATAGCCTTGCTAAGGTCAGACTTGTTATTTATGTAATCCCATACTAAATCTTCATATCCAAGTTCTTCGATTCTTTCGTGTATCATCTTATCATAGTAGTTGAAGATACCACGTGAAGTTCTTTGTATCTCTGAGTTACGAGTGTTAGTGGTGTTCTGTCCTCCTTCACGCACTCTCTGGAAGTAGAGCACAGAGTTGACATGAATAACATCTGTATGAAGGAATGATCTTACCGAAAGCTCATGATCATCTGCTATGCATAGATCTTTATTGTGGCCACCGACTTCTACGTAGAAGCTTTTACGCCAAGCTCTAACGTGATTGGGAAGTCCTACGTTGTGACGCAGAGTCTTTGAATTGATCGGTGTGGCACATGCAATAAATTTATCCGGTCCATACTCAAAATCATAGTAAGTACCACAACCCATGCCAAAGCTTTCACCATACGTACGGCTGGTCATATCCGGAAAGAACTCTACACTGTCACTATAAAGATAACCAGCATCTAGATTAGCATCAAACGCGTTCTTAATAATTTCAAGCGCTTCTTCTGTCAAGATGTCGTCGTGGTCTAGTTCTACAAGAATGTATCCATCACATAATGATGCGGCCTTGTTTTTGAGATAGCCAATGACACCAGATCTCTGAGACTGCTTATATACTTTGACACGATAGTCTCTACTGGCAAGCTCACTTAATATTGTAAATGTAACATCATCTGTTGAGTCGTCAAGGATAACCCACTCCCAGTTCTTATAAGTCTGGTTATATAGACTACGATAAGTCTCAAGGATCATCTCACCCGTGTTATAAGTCGGTGTAAATACACTGACCAATTCACCGTGTGGCTTAAGCATGGCAGAGATATGTTGCTTAAACAGATAGTCTCCATCTAGAAGATGAATCAAATCGATGGGATTAATATACATGATCTTTTTATGATACTGAGAAGTTACTTCTAACTTTGAGCAATATTCATGATCTACTATGATCAGATCAATCTTATTAGTAGCAAGCACTTCATTTAGACCATCTAAGTCTGATAAAAAGTGTGTGTTGAAGATCTCGGCGAATCCTTCAAACTGGTTAGGAGTCGTCTTAGGATTATAGTCAATTGGAAACTTCTGACAGATTATCAGTACGTTGGGATGTCCGTTCATCTTTTACCTGGAAAGTATACATAATCAATCTTATCGCTAAACTTATCATAGATCTTTTCAATCAAGTTAGCGCTCGTACTTACTACACCTAGACCGTAAGATGGTCTAAAATTTAACTTAGGCATGTCGATCTCATAGAAGAACTTATTTACACCGAACCCCGGCTTATATGCTCGGGTGTCATGCATGAGGATGACTCCTCCGGGTGCTACCTTGGGAAGCCAAGTGTTAAAATCATGCTTTACTGCCTCATATGTATGAAGCCCATCTATATGAAGGATGTCAACGCTCTTTGGTGTGATGTGAGGAGCCATGTCATCAAAGTAGCTTTTAATAAACTTAACGTTATCGATACCGTGCTTGTCTTTAAGTTGATTGACATGCTTCTCGGTATCTCTGAAACCCGATTGTGGATCTCCCCCGAAGCAATCTATACCAATAACGTCTGCA